TCAAGCCGCCGGGATAGACCTTCTTCTCAACCCCGATAACTGCGGTTTCGTTTTCCAGCAGTGTAATCCGGCCTTCGCTAATCTCGTTCTCAACCCACCAATGCGGCCATTTGCGTTCATCGAGCATCCCGACGATTTGCGCGCGGTGGCGAAGGTAGCCGGGGGTCATGCGGCGAGGTCATAAACGAAGGAGCGAACGAACCGGCTGAATGTCGCGGGCGCGCTAGGTGGAAGCAACGGCGAACCCGAAACCGTAAACGCAACCGCCACACTTCCGGTCATCGCACCCGGCGCGGCTTCGAACAGGATGATTGGGCCGTTCATGATCCGATCTTCAGGATGGCCCAGCCATGTCCGCCTGCTGTCGAGATCATGATCACACCCTGCGATACGAACGGCGAAACCAGTGTGAACCCACCCGAGGCCAGGACCGTCACGGCTTTGCCCGACAACTCCACTGGCACGGCAACTGCCTTATTGGTCAGGGTCTGGTGCGCCGACACAAGGCAGCGATAGCCCCCGTTGACGCTGTAGATCACGCCGGGGATGGTCAGTTGCGCGTCGGTCGGCAGGAACGGCGCGCGGTAACAGGCCAGTTCAAATTCATCGCCCGCAACCGCATCGCCCGCCGCGCTGTCGATCGCGGTGGGATAGCATTTGTTCGCAGACGACAGATTGAGCACCCGCGCCGATTTGGCCGCGCGCGTGGCAAACTCGCCAAGCCCGACAAGCGGGTCATAACCGAACGCCTGCCCCGATGCGTAGTTCGCGCCGTTCTTGCCGAGCAGGCAGAACATATCCGAAGGCTTTGTCGGATCATCGCAGTTTGCGGTCATGACCTGAATGTCAGTGACGTTCGCAGTAATGTCCGCTTTGGCCTTGAAGTTGAGGCCGGAAACCGTGCCCACATCGGGGATATACATCTCAACCGCCGTGTGCATGCCCGGCGTGCTGTCACCCGTCAGCGATAGCCGCTGCATCTGAATGCCGCCCCAATAATCGATCAGCGCCGTGCGGGTGTAGGCATCAACCACATGCCGCCCGGTGTAGATGGTCACCGCGCCCCATTTGTTCCATTCATAGCGCGAGTAAACCCGGCTCTGGCCAACGTCCGGGGTCCAGTTTGGCGAACCCGCACCGACCGCTGCAATCAGCGCGTCCTGCACCTTGGCGATGTTGAGCCCGGTATAGACTTCCTCCAGCCACACGCTTGAGCCGAGGTAGTCCCCGTCCGCAACAACCGCTGTGCCATCGACCATAACCCGCTGCACCTGATCGCGGATAATCGGCACGAACTGCTGCGCGGTGGGCGAAGTGAAGGCAATCGCCCCGGTATGGGTCGCGCCCGATACATGGGTAAAGGTCGCGCTGGCCGGGGCTGCGCTGGAAATCACCCATTTGGTATTCGTGCCGGTGTAGCGCCGCTGGAACACCAGCACCGATGCGCTTTCGATATAGAGCAGCATCCATTGGCTGGTGCCATCGGTCCAGATCGAACCGACGTCCACATTGGCCATACCGTGCGCGGCCTTGGTCACCTGATAGCAGGTTGCACCGTGGTTCCCGTCAACGAACATCCCGTTGCGCCGTTCGGGGCAGCTTTCGTCAATGCCGTTGGTGTGCACCATGCTGGTGGCCTGGTTGAACGCCGAAACCATGCCCGCCGTCGCCTTGGCAACAAAGCGCTGGCCGTAGAAGTCGATCACACCGCTGCGGCTGTTGACCGCGAAGTAATTCATGCCGTGGCCGTAGCGTAGTCGCCACATCAGGTCATAATTGGCCGACTGCTGGCAAGCGGTGCGGATATAGATGAATTCGCCCTGCTGGGTCAGCCGGATCGGCTTGGTTGCGGCGCTGGTGAAATTCGCCGTTGTCGGGGCGAAGTCATCAGTGGTATAGGGCGCAAAGGGCTGCGCCGACGAACCCGTATTGAGCATCAGGTTGTTTTGCGCCGCCGTCATCTGCGCCGTGGTCACCGGGTTGGTATTGCTGGCCGACACATATTGCAAGTTAACCGCCCACAATTTCGCGCCGGACCCCGGCACGGTGAAGGTCAGTTGCCGCCCGTCTGCCGAAAGCGTGAACCCCGAAGTCAGGCCAGCGTCAAAGCTGCCATCGGTTTTGAAGAACTGCATGAACCCGTTGGTGTAGAACGTCCAGTCCAGCGGCGCGTTGTGCAGCGATGCGGTGTAGGTCTGCCCGCCGGTCACTGGGTATTTGCGGGTGACCGCAAGACTGCCAAGGATCGAGGTCAATTGCGCTGACAGATCGCCGCCGACTTGACCGCGAACACGGTTGATCTGGTTGGCAATGGTGGTCCCGATGGCCGGGGCAACGTCAACCCCCGCCCAATCCGTGTCGGCAATCGCCGGGTTGGCAAGGTTGGCGGTCGAAAGCGATGCGACCACGGCCAATGGGGACACGCCGGTGTAGAGGGTGGCAGGGCTGGCAATTATGCCGATATTGCCGCGCACATCGTCAAGCACGGCCTGCACCGTCGATCCGCCCGCCTCAAGCGTTGCGATACGTCCCTCTTGCGTGTTTACCCGCTTGGCGACCAAACGCGGCCAATCCGGTCGTTGGCTGGTTTCGGGGACCGGGCTAACGCTCACCGCCTGCCTCTAGATCAAATTCCAGCGCCTGAGCGTAAGACCAGTCCGTCCCCGCTGCGATCACCCACTTGGGTTTGATATAGCGCCCTGAGGCCCGCACAGGCATGATACCGGACGTTCTGATACTTGAGGCCGTCTTGACGTTCTCCGCGTCCCCAAGCCTTGCACGGCAGTCCAGCGTGATCGTGTGGCCTTCAGTCGCATTCGTGACAGGGCGAATATCGCGAACCCTTGCAACTCTCCCCGGAACCATCTCGCTAAACGAGCCTTCAAACGTGGCCTCAAGCGCATCCCCGAAGAACGTCCCGACAATCTGGCTTGCCACGCCGTAAAGACGGGGATTGCCACCGGACCAACGCGGGTCGTCAAGGCTGATCGTCATTGCGTCGAGGTCGGTGTAAGTCACCGCCAGCGTTTCAAGATCGATCGAGCTGGTGAAGCCCGAAAACACCCCTTCAAGGTTGAGCGTGACGGTTGCCCAGCGGTCTAGCTCCCAGTTGTAAATCCACAGCTTGCCCGGCGCGCCCGGAACACACCAGATAACCAGCTTCGATTGCGGGTCAACGGCGGTGAAAATCTTCTCCCAATCGTCGCGCGCCACTTCCGAAATGAACGTGCGGTCAATCTTTTCCGAACCGATGTTAAGCACCGGCTCCTGCCCCGCGACAAGGCACTTGAAGCCGCTGTCAGACAGGAAAAACACCCGGTTCCCGTATTGCACCACGGAACCTTTGGAAGCGCATCCTACCGCCGTTGAAATCTCATCATAGGCGAACGGTGCATTTACATCGCCCGTCCGCGTCATGCGCACCAGCCGTTGGCGCTGCAAGATAACCCCGTATTCGCCCCCGGCCAGCCCCATGACCTCGCCCCCTGCGAGCATCGGCTGATAGGTTGCCGTTGACGTGACGTAATCCCAATTCGTGTGGTCGTTAAACCCGCTGGTGTAGATGCCCAGCAAATCGCCAGCCGCCTGCCCTATCACCACGTAATCACCGACAACCGCAACGCACTTGCCTGCCGGGGCCGTCGCCAGCGTGCCAGCAGTGCCAGCGCCCAAATTGATAACCTTCGTATCGACCCCGTTGACCGCTACCGCATAGTCGCCAAACTGCGCGAACCGCCAATGCTCCGTGATGGTGAGCGAGCCGATCATCGAAGTCCACGTTGCGCCCGAATACTTAAGTAAAGCTGTTGCCGTGCCGACAATCAGGTTGCTTGTGCCGTCAATCGCAATGAACGAGCCGCCGCCCAGAAATGCCGCGCCCAGCGAAGCTGAAAAGCCCGTCAACTGCGACCACGGGCCGTAACCGTCCGGCCTCGGATAAACATTGTTGCAGACCTTAAGCCCCGCGCTGTGGGCCGTTTGGTCCGGCAGATAGGGGCCTAGGGCGAAAAGCTGCTTCACGGCACAAACGCAACACGGGGGACAAGCGGCCCGCCGAACCGTTGACGGGTCAAATAGACCTTCAATTCGGCCAAACATTCATCCCACAGCGACTTGAAAACCGAAGCCCTTTGATCATTGGCGACATAGCCTTCCGCAAACAGCATCGCGCCGTAGAAATAGGCGTCCGGGTGCAGCGAAAGCAGGTCGTTGGTTGGTTCGCCTTCCGAAAGAAACGGGATTGTCGGCTGGTAAAACAGCGTCACGGTCCAAGCCCCGTCCGGCCAGATACGAAGCTGGTTTTTCTCCAGCGAATAGCCGTAGGGCGTTGACCCGTCCGCGATCAGGTTGCCGCCGACTGAGGAATATGCGGGCAATGTATCGCCGTTATACTCGACCCGGTTTGCAGTGCTGTAGTCGCTAGGCAAGGCCCCGTAACCGTCAACGGTCGTGATCGAAGCGGAGGTTTCCGTAAACAGCGGGGTAAGCTCGCGGCGCATCCTTGCTTCCGCCAGCCCGATCATGGCCTGCACCGACCCGGTAAGGTCCGAACGGTCCATCCAGCTTTCAATCGCCGTCACAAGGTCGGTGTAATTCTCAAACGCAAGGTTTGAGGGGACGCTGAATGCTGGCATTGGCTATCCCCTAAAAAATGATACGCTGACGGCCCGGCACAAGGTGGCGATAATCGCTATCCTCAAGCTTCTTGAGCAAGCCGTCCTGGTGCGCCGGGTTCCACATATCCAAACCCTCTTCGACCAGCCATTTGAGGCCAACCGAGGCAGGAATGTGGCCTACGTGCCAGAAGTCCGAACCTTTGCCCTTGGCCGTTTCGGCGCGGGCGTTTGCTTCGATGATCGGCGCGGCGTCGTGGCCCTCATAACGGACCTGCACATTGCCTTCATCGTCTGCCTTCAGGAACTTCTTGACGCCGTTCCATGAACCATCGTCAATCTGTTCCCAATCGCTTTGCGAGGCCATTAGTCAGCGAAGCCCTTGGCTTTGTGCTGCGCCGCTGCTTCTTCGTCCACAGCGTCAAACTTCGCGCCAACTTCGAGCCAGCCGCCTTCGCCGTCCGATACGCTTTCCGGCTTTTTCACCGTCAATGCGCCTTCACTTGCTTTTGCACGCGCCATGTCAAATCCCATGAAAAGGGGGCGGAGCCGAAACCCCGCCCCGGTTAGAGTTAGGTCAGATCGCGAACCACGCCCGACGCCGCCTGGTTGAGGCAGCGCAGCGCAACTTCGGTCCGCAGCGCCTTGCGCGAAGCAAGGCCGGTCGTCGCCAGATCGAACGTGGTCAGGTTTTCACCGACCGCGATGTCCCAGTATTCCGGGTCAACGATCAAGGCGTCACGGGCCGAGGCGAAGCGGTCAGGGACAAAGGCGATCTTGCCGAAGTCCGACTGATACACGTCCGCACCCGCAACGATGGTCAACATGCCCCCATTCGGGCTGTTGTCGATGCGGTTGACGGCCAGACCGGCGAAGGCGGCTTCGTTCTGCTTCTGCGTTCCGTTGGTAATCACCATCTTCGGATTGCCGCCTGCGACCCACGTAGTCTGCAACACGCCCTTGAGCAGCGTTTCAGTGTAGGCGCGCTGGGTGCCGTTGGTGGCCGCCGCGACGATACCCGCCGAGAAGCCGCCATTGGAGCCGGTAGCGCCGACCGAAGTGTTGGTGGTAAGCCATGCCAGCGCACCAGCCGTGAGGCCAGCCACACCAGCCGCAGCCGCGACCGAGGCGTAGTTGCCGACGAAACGCGATTCCTGATCGGTGCGGATTTCACGCCCCGACTTCATCAGTTCACGCGCCATTTCAGAGCGGCGACCAGCCTTGTTGGTCCATTCAACAGTAGTCGAAGCACCGACAACCTTGGTGAAAATCTGAGTGTGCGTGCCGACGCGGGTGGTATTCGCGCGGGCGGCATTGACCAGATCGTCACCCTGAATTGCCGCGTTGGCCGGGTTGGCCGCAGCAAGCGCGTCAGTCTGCCATTCGGTATAGGTATTGGACGCTTTGCTGCGACCAATTGCCTTCATGAACGGGGTATCGTCGGGAAACAGCTCGGCAATCTTGTCGTCGAGGTCTTCACGAACGCCGACACGTGCGACGTTCTGGATAGTATTTGAAGGAACAGCCATGATAAAATGTCCATCTGGTGCGGCCTAGACCGCGTGGTGGGAAGCCAACGTCTCGCGACGTAGGATGCTTGGGTTAGAGACCAATCCAGTCGGCAAACGCTTCAGCCTGCGATTCTTTCGATTTCGCGGCCTTCACGCGGCCCCAGTCTTGGTTGCCCTTCGCGGCCCTGGTATCCTGGGGGCCTGCATTCGGGCGCAGGGTCTTGCCTTTCGCGGCGCGGACCTTTTGCATCTGCTTGGCAACCGCCTTGTCGAGCCTTTCGGCCTTTGCCTTCCACACCGCCACTTCGTCCAGAGCCTTGAAGCCTTGGGCATTGAGCGCGGCCAGTTCGGTATCAGCGAAGCCGAGTTCACGGCCTATCCCGATAACCTTTTCGGACCACGCCACGCGCGTTGCGGGGTTAGCATAATCAGGGACAATCGCGGCCAGTTCCTGTTCCCGCTGCGCAGTAAACTGCTGGTCAACGGCTTGGACGGCCTGCTGTTCCATCGACACGGCTTGCTGAACACGCTGGGTGAACTGGGCTACTTCCGTATCGTATTGGCGACATGCTGTCAGATAAGCAACATCATCGGGAAACCAGTTCCTCTGCGGTTCAACCGGCTGGTAGTGCTGGAGAACGTCGAGGATCGCCTTTGCGGCTTCCTGCTGTGCTACTGCGTCGGCCTGTGCTGCGCGGGCTTGCGCCTCTTGCTGGGCAACAGATGCCTTCGTGGTGGCCTCTTGGACCTGTGCATTGCGGCGGGTTTCTGCTGCGGCCCATGCCTGCTGGGCTTCCGGGGAAGCTGCTGCAAAAGCCTTCTTTTCCTCCGCGTTCAGGCTAACCGGGGGTTCGATGGCCGTTTCCGGTTCGTCCTCGGTTTCGCCTGCTTCCTCATCCTCAAGGGCTAGGTCTTCGCCTTCTTCGGCTCCCTCTTCGCCCTCTGGCTGGGTATTGTCTTCCTGCTCCTCTTCCGGGTCAAGAAAATCCTCAAATACCGCTAGCTTGTCGCTTGCACTTTGCGGTGCAGGCGCGCTGCTGGCGGCTTCGCTAAGCGATGGGCCTTCCATGTGCGCTTTCCTTTATATGCAGCGGAATTGCTGCGGCTTAAAATTCCACGGCACGGAGCCGGTTGATCTTGGCTTGCGCGTCCACAGTCTTGCGGCGCTCCAATTCAACCTTGCCCGTCACCACAACGTTTTCGATCCGGCCCTGCAACCGGCGATAGGCGCGGTCCTGCAGCATCCATGCAAGCCGGGTCTGGTCATCCTTGGCACCTGCCTCTTGCGCGGCTTCGAACGCTTCCCGGCGCAGGCCCTCCAGCATATCGGCAAGCCCGCCCTCTTCGCGGTAGAACGTTTCCCACCGCTGGCCGCGTTCTACAGCGTCCGCGCCGCCCTTTAGCCGTTCAGCGGCAATCTCAGGGCGAATACCGGCATAGTCGGCCAGCCAGAGGGCGAGGCGCTTAAGCATCAAGCTTCCCTCCCGGCCTGTTAGTGCTCAGTTTCGCGTCGTTCGACTGCTGCGCCAGCGAAGCCTTGTGATCGGCCATGCGGGCTTCCAGTTCCATGCGGCGTTCGGCCAAGTCCAATTCCATAGCCATTTTCTGCTGGGCCAATTCGCTTTCCCGCTGGGCCTTGGCTTCCGCCAGTGCTGCGTCATGCTCAGCCTGATCGCGCGCCAGTTGCTGCTTTGCCTGCCCCTCGGCTTCCATCAATTGCAGGCGGGTCTGCGCCAGTTCATGCTCGCTGGCCAGCCGGGCTTGCGACAACTGCTGTTCGCCCTGCAATTTGGCCTGCTGCATCTGCTGTTCGGCTTGCAGCTTCATTGCCTCGGGGTCTGGCTTCTCCTGCTTTTCCTTGGGCATACCCGTCGCCGGGTCAATCTCAGGCGGTGCATTCGGATCGGTCCAGTAATCATCGCCGGTCCCGATCCCCAAATCACGCGCAAGCCCGTCAATCAGGTTAAAGCGGTGCTGCGGTTCAACCTCGCCAATCTGCGTCCCCTCGGCCAGCAACTGCGCCATTGTCATACGGGCCTGCACCCGCTTGTCCTTGCTGTTGCTGCCAAGCCCGACGCGCACGACCATATTGATTTCTTCAGGCCAGTTAGCCGGGTTGACCTCCTTATACTGCCCGTCAACCTTGATTTTGAACGGGTCGCCCTCGGCGCGCATCAGGCGATACTTTTTCAGGAACAACCGCGCTACAGTTTCAGCCAAGTTGCGCGCAATGAACTCTTCCTGCTGCTGGCCTTGGCTTTGCATCATTGCCGTGCCGGTAGCAGTCTTGTTGAGCGCGTCCGCGTCAAGCCCTTGGTTGAGCCTTGTAATGCCGGTGCGGCTTTCCCGCTCGCCCGTCATCCACTCCATGACAGCCAGCGACTTGCCGGGATCAAAACCGTTGGCCAGCGCCTGAACGTTTTCAACTCCACCCTCAATGCGGATTGGGCTTCCGGGGATCGGGTTGAGAATGTCGCTCCATGTGTCCACCGTGGCGACTTTGGTGTTAACAATCGGGCGCGGCATGTTGGTCAGCGCCATGCCGTCAAACAACTGCCGGGCGACAAACGAGCGCGCCAGCTGAATGTCCATGACCTTATCGGCCAGTGAATACCCCACCAACCTATGCGGGCGCGGATAGGGGCAGAAAACGCTAAACGGCTGGTCGTCAACCGTCTCAATCGAAGGCTTGCCGGTTTCGGCGTCAATCAGGATTTCGTTTTCAACCCGGAACACCTTGACCCGTTCGGCAATCCCGTCCCCGTCAATGTCGATACGGGCGTATTCCTCGCACAGCAGCACCTTTTCCAAGGCCGCGCTGCTTTCGTCCTCCATCATGCGGTCAAGGGCTTTGCTTTCGGTATTAACCCAAGTCTGGCGGTTATGCGCGGGCAGGCGATAGGCTTGATCTTTGTCGAAGCCCATCTCTACCAGATCGGAGCGCGTAACCTCCGGATCAGCGTGGCACAGATAGTCCGCCGTTTCCTCGTTCCTTGCTCGCGGGCTGAAGCGGAAATTCGCCGGGGCAATCGCGTAATCGCAGAACCGCTTTTCAATCCGCGTGGTCTTGAGGTCAAACGTGCCGTCCCCGTTGTCGGTGACTTCCACATTGTCAGGCAGCAAGGCAATCTGATCCTCAGTTGCCTGCACCGTCTCGCGGCTGACCTTCTCGTATGTTTCCTTACATGTCTTGAAAATGCCAATCTTGCGCAGCAGCCCATCGACACAGCCGTCATGCAATACCCGGTATCCGTCTTGCCTGCGGGTGAAGTTGTAATTGACCGCCGCAGTGGCCTCTTCAGCCAAATCTTCTTCTTCCTCTTCGGTCGCTTCAAACTCAACTACGCGGTCGCCCGAAAGAAAGGTGCGCAGCACGCTTGCCGCCATGTAATCGACCGATTCCTGCACGTCCGGCAGCACAACTTGACTGCGGCCTTCAACCTCATTGCCGAACGGCTGGCCTTCGTAATACTCGAAAGCCGCGCGCTCCAGCAAAGCCAGCGTATCGCGGTAGCTGTCAGCAACCTGATATTCCTGTTGTAGGATCGCCGCGAGCTTCACGGGGTCGGGCATACCTTCATTCATACCATGCCCCTTGTGAGATTGCTAAAGTCGAGTTTTGCTGACTTGCGCGGCTCTTCGTAACTCAATGCCATCAGTCCAAATGCATCCGCGCCGTGGCTTGACCAGTCATGTTCCGGACCCTGCCCTACGTTGCGCAAATCGTCCCGCTTCTCGTGATACCAGCCCAACGCCTCTAGACCCGCCGCGCACTTGGTTTTGTGAAACCGCATCGAAGGGAACAAACGCCTCGCCGCGTCAATGCGGATCAGCTTTGCCCCGATCTGGTTAGGATATACGTCAACGTCGAAACCCGCTTCCCTGAGCGCCCCGGCATAGGTCACACGCTGCACCTTGTCGTGTTGCGCCCCGTCGTGCGGCAACATGATCTTGGCGCGCTCATAACCGCTCTGGCGCAGCCAATGGACATGTTCCGAAAGCTCTTGCCCCGTCGCCTCATAGTAATCCAACACGCGGATTGATGTGCCGATGAACTGAGCCACCCATATCGCGCAAGCATCGGCCTTTTGCCCGGTCCCGCCAATGTCAAAGAACGCCCTGTATGTCATAAGCGGATCGCCCGCCAGTTCATCCGTAATCCGCCCATCCGCTTTGGCTTGCGTCAATGCCTTGGCATAATATGCGCCTTCAGCAAACGTAATGTAGTCGCCTTCCCAGATATGTTCATACTGGTCGGGCTGCATCCGCAGGCAATCTTGCCGCTCCTGTTCCAGCTCATCAGTAAACCAAGGGTTATCGCGCCAGTTGGCTTGCACCACTACAGCACCAGTCGGGCGTTCCGCGCCCCGCAACATCACGTCAACCGGATCAGTCTTGCGCCTTGCATTCCAGCTTGCCCAAATCTCACTGCCGGGCGCGCGGATTGTCGGGCGCAGTAGCATCAAGCTGGTCGCACTGATTGTTTGCGCCTCTTCCATCCATGCGCGCTTGAAACCTTCCAGCGACTTAATGCTTTCCGCCGTGTGGTCTTGCAGGCCCTGGAACGTGATAACCCCGTCGCCCGGCGTCTTGATTAGATCCTGATAGACCTTGAAACCGTCCGCTTCGCCTAGCCGCAGCGATTGCAGTTTGCTTTCGATCAGCCGCTTGCTCGAATCCTTTAGCGACTTCTGCACTTCGCGAAGGCAGACACTCAAAAGGCCGCGCTCATACAAGCTATCGTCAATCAGCTTCTCGGCGAAGAAATGCGACTTGCCCGAACCGCGACCGCCCCACGCCCCCTTGTATCGAGCTGGTTGCAGCAAAGGCTCGAAAACCTTCGCCGTCTGAATTTCAAGGACTGACAATGGAGCGCCTGATTTCATGAATGATCGGTGCCGACTGATCGCCAGCAACCTGAAGCGGCAAAAGCTTGGGGTAAATGCTCGACCAGAACGCGCGTTCGTTCAGAACGTCCTCTTTCGCCCATGCAACCAGTCGGTTTGTCCCGCCTAGCTTTTCCGCCGCATCGGCAATTGCGTCCTTTGCCGCTTTCGTGGTTTTGTTTTGCGAACCCTTAGGGCGGCCGGGGCCGGGATTTCCAGCCGTTATTTTATTGCCGGGACCTTGGCCCATCATTGCCTCGCTTCCCCGCTCTGTTGCCAGTGGGCGGATTGTCTGAGTTGGAGTTTACCCCGCGCCGGTCCATGCGAAGCCCTCGGTTCCGGGCTGCTAGTCGCTCATGGTGGTGGGGGAAGGGCGCAAATACGCCCGTTAATGTTTAGGCTTAACGGCAATGCAT